CGTAAACGTACGTTTTGGCAGTTACGCCGAGACGCACATATGTTGCCTGCGCGCTGGCCCAGAAGGTCAACGCTTCAACTGGAAAACAACAAGCACTACCCATAGGGGCAAACTTGTTAAGTTTTACGATCTTACCTGATGGTAGCTCTGTCTCCTCGGAGCGACAAGCTTCGAGGCACTTCACCCAATCTGACGGGAAAACCCGTTGGACGAGCAATAGTGAAAGGCAGTCAGACGCATCGGAGAGGTCAAGGGTGGCAAGCTCACCGTCTATTGAAGACTGTAAAGCGAGCGACTTATTGATACTCTGATCCCTAAAATTAATCTGGGATTTGGTAAGTTCGTGGTTCTCGATCGTTTCGTACAATAACCTCATAAGACCCTGTTGAATAAACATTAGTTCAGCAGGTTCACACGAGATTACGCGCGGTCCACGAGAGTCCTTAGGCACTAAAACGATACGTGCCCGTGGGACAGACAATGGACTACTCTCTAGCTTCCCCAACTCATCGCAGAGGTGAGCAAAGTTATAGAAAAAGTAGTCGGCGTAAGGATAGACAGAGTCCAACTTCGGAAAATAGCGAAGAGAACCCCATTTATCCTCCGGCTTCGTTCGGCAAGCGGTTGCTCCGCTTCCGTGACATGGGCGTATCACCCAAGGGTCTGCATCAAGCAGAACCCGACAAATGATACGCTTCATGACCGCTAGATGACCTTGAATGCTTTCAGAAGCACCAAGACTATCTGCGAAATCCAAGAGGGCTCGATCGGTCTTTTCAAACTTTTCGAGCGTCTCGGAGACGAGAGCTTTTGCATAATCTACCTCCAGTTTATAGAATAAGTACGACAATTGTCGTACGCAGTCTACGGCTAGAGAGGCGCCTCCTAACGCAAGCCTGATGGCCAATCCCAAAAACTTGGGATAGCCCTCACTGTCGCTTTCAAAGTCGACAGGAGTGAACCACGTATTCGTTGCGTGATACTCATCAAGTGCTTTACCCAACTTGGGTAGAGCGATCGTCAGAAAACTTAACCCCTCATTCCGCGATCTAGTTTCGTACTCGAGGATATCCCGAGGTTCGATTAGACCGCGATAGCGCTGGCTTCTCGCTAGGATTGCCCACAAAGGGCAAAGGCTTTTCAGATCACCGGAATTTAACATTTCGACAATCTCCTAAAAGCATCTCCATGGCAGTCGCCAGTTAGTACACACAGGGGCGCACTTCGATAAAGCACGCCAATGCCGCTATTTATCTCCATAACGAGTTAAACCTCGTTATTCAGGAGGGCGGTCACATTAGCGTTCGATCCACCTTCAACAAGGAAGTCAATCAACTGATTAACAACCTCAATGACGATGGCCGCTGTAATCGCAGTACTGGGCGGACGGATAACGTTTAAATACACGCTTACCGTCGCAGGCACCAAGAGGGAATCGACCTCAGTTCGGTCAATCCGGACCAGATGTCTGTCCTCACCGTTCTTTCCGGTCTGATGACCGATTGTCAGTTTCTTTTCAGCTGGTAGCGTTAAACCTGCTACAGAGAAAATAGACTGACCTAAGTCAGCTGCCCGTAAGACGAACGAAGTTGTATTCGTATCGACGTCCGTAGCAGAATCCTTAGAAAGGACCTGTGGTGACGTAAAAGCCATGAGATGCTCCTCCCCCATAAGGGGTTCAACAGGAATTTCCTGTATTACGGGCTTTAGGCCCGCATTAGTGCCTATTACTAAGCACAGTAAGGACGTCTCTAAATAGAGGTACGCCCAAAAGATACTAGGTGATAACAAGCTTCCTAAGCCTATTTCTTTAGTACCGTTGCCAAACTAACCAAAAGGGTAGTCTGACCAAAGGTTGGCATTCTCCATCCTAAGCCAGCAAGTGTGGCGTAGTCTGGGAAGAGGGGCATCCGTTGAAACAATGTTTCATTAGTGACCCACCCTCCGCTAGTCGCTGTACCGGTCTGCGTGTTCCCAGGTATCAAACTGGGGGCATAAAAGGTATACGACTCAATATGTATCTTCTCATGGTACTGTAGATAGGAATCTACATACTTAATCGGAAGCTCAAGCGCATCTACGGAAAACGTCTGTAACCATGCTCCGACACCGAAAAACCAATCGATGACGAAGGTAAATGGTATGGCGTCCCATACGATGCGCGGATTGAGTTGAAATCCCAGGGTATCTAAAAGTCCCCGGAGAGTACGATCGAAATTAGAGAGCACAGCCAAAGGCTGCGGCCTCCATACGACATACCCTGTAACTACCTTATCAAGGGTAGCGTGCCAACGACACTTCATTGAAGCATCGAAGGCGATTTCACCCGATTTTGTAAAGTTCTCCTTGAGACACGTGACACGGCCAGATTGAATCTGACCGCAACTCTTCTCAAAAGCTGCCAGTTTTTCTTGCAGTCGTGTTACACCTTCAACCATTTGCTGGAGGTCGCCAATTGTTGGCTTCCATCCAAACTTGTAATTGAGGTGTGCACCTGCAAGATTCTTAGCAAGACTTAAGTTTTTCCGCCATAGCTCCACGAGGGAAGTAATGTCTCCAATATCCGCAAGGAAATTGGGAACACTCACCGTTGTGAGATCAGGACGTAGACGCGTTGCCGCGTCATTAATAAACGCCTGACCAGATGCGCCAAGCACGGCCGTTCCTTGGTTTACACCAAAGGCAGCACGTGCAGCGATATCAGCTAGGGCATGGCCAGTCACAGACTCCTTATGGATGTCATAGTATGTGTAATACACACCATGATCAACCCAATCAAGGCGAGAAGGCACGTTGGCCTTACTCGAATAGTCTAATGACCTTGTGCTATGTCTACACATATTCGAAGCAGAAGGCATTGCCTTACTACGAGTTGTGTAAACAATGGACTCCAACGAATGGTGAGTGGTAATTTGGCCACCTCCGAACGTGGACTGGAGAGCATTAGTAGCAATACTACGCTCCTCAGAAACCGGACATGTTTCTAACACATCCGGAAGTCCAGAAGTTTTCGTCTTTAAATGACCATAACTTCTAATCACAAGACCTCCTTAAGTTTTGAACCTACCTGGATACAGCGACGCTAGTCGCGGGAAA